CGTGAATGTCACCACATCCGCGAGCGCGCCGATCCGGTCAATACCCTGCCGCCCCCCGTCGCCATACCCACCGCGCGCGAAATCCAGCACCAGCGCAGGCAAGTCCGCGCCCCCCTCCGGCACATATGGCGCGAACCACGGAATGCCTGGTAAACGAATAAGACTTATGGCGAACCGGTCTCGTGTGCCGCCATTATCGATGACCTCTGGTGGTGCGGTAAACTTCCACACGCGAAGATCGCCGTTGCGTGGATCACGCCATGCGAAATCGACCGAGCCTTGACGTAACGTCTCGTCATACCATGCCAGAAACTCGTCACCGACTGCGCGAGTCACGGGCAGCGTGGTGTAAGAGACCGAGGCGACAACCGCCGTGGTCCTCGGGCGCGTGATTTCTACACCGATGTCGGGTTGAAACCGGGCGAGTGCGTCTTGCCGCTGTTCCGAGTATGTCCCGGCGAGCGGCTTGATCGGCATGGAATGAGGCCAATATGCTACGGCCATCGTCAGCGCCTCACCGGAATCGGTCGGTTGCCGTATCGGCTACGCTGCGCCGAGTCATACCGACCAACAGACATGGAGTCCTCAACTATTACGTCAATGAACTCCGTCCCGTCCGGTCCCATACCACGCTCCTGACGCACACCGCCCTGACTGTAGTTATAGACGTTCACAACCGTCCCGCCACCGGCAGAACCGCCGCGCGTGTGGTCAACGACCGACTCTTGCGGGTGAATCATTGCCAGCCGCCCACCTCGACCGTCCATGCCACCAACGCGCGGGCCGGATCCGGTCGAACCACCGCCCGCGAACGAGGATATCGTTGGTATACCAAGGCCCTTGAACAAGATCGACGAGAGGCCACCAGAAAACTTGTCGAATATCGGTGTGAGTAAGATATCGGAAATCTTGTCGAATATCTTACCGAGGATATCCGAGATGATATCGCCCGCGTCTTTTGTGCCTTTGACGAGACCTCGGAACGTATCGAGCAACGCGCCACTGATCGTGTCGCGCATGTCGAGGAACTGTTTCATAATCTTATCTACCTCCGTCTTGGTCCTGTCGGACGGACTAGCACCGCCGCCACCGCCGCCACCGCCGACACCGAGCCAATCACGAACGTCGATTTGATCTTCTCGCAGCAGATCACGCAGCGCCTCGACCTTTGTTGTCAGATCGGCGATTGAAGTTGACGACGCAATAGCACTAGCGGCAGCGGCACGCATGTTATTTGCGAGCTTAGTAAGGTCTGTTGCCGCCTGGAAACCGGCCTTGAACTTCAAATTTGTATGAAAAAGCGAATTGAGACCATCCGCAACAGTTTGTCCAAATTGGTTAAACGTGAACAGCATCTCGGCGACATTCTCAACGAAGAACGCTGCCATCTCGAGCGATCCTGCACGAACAAAGTCAGGAATGGCCTTGAACGCCGCAACGACAATATCTTTAAGCAACGAAACAGCCTCACCAAAACTACCTGTGACCTGCGCGAGACGAAAAAACCGCTCAATCAAGAAACCGGCAACGATAACAACCGCACCGATGCCGGTGGCAGCAAGCGCAACGGTTAGACCACGGACAACGGTCGTCAATGCAACAACCGCTCCGCGACCAACTGCCATGGCCACATTGAAGGACGCTTGCGCAGCCGTAGCCGCAACAGTGGTGGCCGAGTATGCGAGCGTAACGAGCCGCAGCGCAACGGACGCGCCAGTTAGAGCGAGCGCACCGGCACGGGAAACAGCCATGGCAATTGTGGTTGCGTTGATTGCCCCTACAGACGCAAACGCCGCTGCGGTCATGCTGGCAAAAGACGTGACCACGTTAATAAGCATGACCTGCGACATGGCAATCGCGCGGACAACCACGGTTCCAAACGACACAACCGCCGTAGCGGTGAACCGCGTCAGCATTTCCATCAACGGCAGCAAAGAAGCGGTTCGCAAGACGGTCATTGCAGATCCAACCGTGAACAGCGAGCGTATCCACACCAAAGATGCCGCAGATGTCGCCACGATAGCGTTGCGATAGACTATGAGAGACTGCGCCGCTAGCCATTGGTGGGCGATGACAGCTTGGGATATGGCGACGTTCGCCCGCAGCATGGCGTTGCTTGCTATCATGGACGCTGTGAACGCCTGCGCCGCGCCGCTGGCCGCGATCATGCCAGAGACCCACTTTGTCGCAAACCAGCCGACTACAATCGCCAATGTGATTATGATCGTGTCGAGATTGTTCACCAGCACGTTTGCGAAGTCAAGGAACAGTTCCTTGATAAATGACAAGACCGTTCCGAGCGAACGGAACTCCTCTTGTAACACACCCATTAGCGGGAAAATATCGGCCAGTGATTTGCCGGTCTTGCCAAGAACAATGGCGAGCGTGCCGAACACGGTAACAAAAGCTGCCATGACGGCACCTGCTGGGCCAAATACCTGCAACATCTGACCACCCTGTTGCACGAAAGCAAGCATGGCGTTTTGGCCGCCCGCGATCTGCACACCAAAGTCGGTCATCTGAAAACCAAGCTGTTGGACGGCGCGGCGGTTCTGACTCAAACCACGATTCCAGGAACGACCAACTGCTTGAGTGCGGATTGTCTCGCGCTGGATGCTGCGCAAGCCAGTCTGCACGTTTTTCATGGCGGGTGTTGCAGCGTTAGTGGCCGTAAACCTGAAGTTAGCGCCTCTGAGTGCCATTCTGTTCCTCGCGCCTCACAAGTTCCTCGTAAGCCAATTGATCCTTGATCTTTTCGATCGGCCAATTCTCAACCACCCAAGGATCGAGGTGGAACCGCCGCGCAAGGGCGAAGCATATCATACGCAGCGGTTGGCCGTTTATTTTTCCACGCGGGCTTCAAAATCCTCGTCGGTCTCGTCGATTTCAAACGAATCCTCAAACAAAGCACCGGCAATTTCACTGATCTTGGCGGGACGTAAGAGTTCCTGCATCCGCTTGACAATCTTGACGTTCCGCAGCGGCTTCTGACCAGCAGCATCGGTCGCCTTGAGGCAAATCATCTCGACCATGGCCGAAGGCGTGATGACATTCGGGAAGTCGGGGTATCCCTTCTTCTGAATCCGTGTAATGTCAGCACTCGTCACCGGCTTGGAGTAAAGAGTAACCTCCTGACCACCAAGCGTGCCGGTCCATTCGGCCAGACCGTAAGAACTGGCCTCGGACTCAATGAGCTTTTCCCAATCAGTCGCCATCACAAAATCACAACCTCTGTAACCGCGCCATCGGAGCGGATAGTTGCCGTTTTCTTGACCAGATCACCCACGGCAGTCGTGCGCGTCACGTCAACGATGAGAAACGAGCCACTGATTTCCACAAGGCTGGTCGTGTTGCCAGCAGGGTAAAAAGTGCAAGCGACTTTCGCCCCTGCAATAAACGACTCCTGCCCTGCGTCACCCGGATCATAGAGGAACGACACCGTGCCGTTGCCGGTCTTTTGGCCGCCGTCAACGCCGGTCCAGTCTGAGCCCATCACGTTCGCGTCGAGCGTGGCAGATTCGATAGTGATGTCAAAAGACTCGACCTCGCCGACATTTTGTGTCGCAGCGGTCAGAGCCCCCTCATGTCCCTTGTAGCGCGCCATGTCGGCCTCCTATCTACGGTATGATGGTTTCAGGGTCGTCCTTGTTGATACGATATCCGAAGTCATATCGCAATATGATACCACCAAACGCGATACCCGTCTCATCGCTCTCGGTAAAATTGACTTGGGACAACTCCGGGCTTTCTTCGAGAATGTCAGACCAGTCGTGCGCAGCGATAGCACCCACGATTGCAACTTCATCAGCGTCTAGTAAATCGTCTAGCAGCGTTTCCTGCGCGCCGCGCTGTACGCGAATGTAGAGTGACGCGACATGGACACGGGCAGCGCCCATTACCTCCCGAGCCTGCGTCTGATCATTGCTGATCGCCATGTCCACGGTGGCCTTGCCCGTGTCGTTCCGCGCGTAGCGGCGAGACGCGAAAACTTCGTATTGCAAGGAGGGAAGTGCCGCCTCAAGCGCGGTCTTGAACCGTTCACGGATCTGCGTTCGGACATGCGCCATTACTTGACTTTCTCAAACATCATCTCGACGACTCCGGTTCCGTCATCAAGCCAATTCTTGAGGCGATATAGAGCACCACGAATAGTAAAGATGTCACCATCGGCGAGCCTGTCGTTGAATTGCACAGACGGGGCTGTGAGAACGGGTTGCTCGTAAATCTGCGAGACACCTTCCCCCATTTGGAACTCGACACCCTCGTTGTCGAATATTGCGCCTTTGACCTCAACACCATTCCAGAGCACGGTGCCGTTCGCCTCGCCAAACTCTGACGAGGCGAAGATCGTCGCAAGGTCGTCCTGTATGAACGACCCAACCATTTACTCTGCGCCGGGGAGTTTTGCATCCGCTTTCTTCGCGGCAGATGCAGGCTTTCCGACATTGGCGTCGGTTTCCTTGGCGCGGGGCGGAGTCATGTGAACAAGGTTTTGCCAGTCACCTTTGTTGTTGAACTCGGTCTTTGCAATGACCTCGCCCTTTTGAGTCGCCCTGCCCTTGATGCGAAACGGCACCAGCACTTCGAGGTTTTTCATTTCCTTGTCTTCGGCCATGTCAGCCTCCATTGTTGAATGATGGTGCGGACGGCCCACCATGGGCCGTCCACGTTACACTATGACTTACGGAATCAAGTTTTGGCCAAGCACAAACGAACCGACACGGGCCAACGCCGTATCGACCGACTGGATTGCGCGCAGCCGCAGACCGCCGGAGAGAAATTTGGCCTCTGTCGAACGATCCAGTTCCAGCGAACCCCACATGCCAAGGAACATGTCCGAGAAAACCCCGGCAAAAAGGTCGCCGTTTGCGATCTGGTTGGTCTCGATATAGTTATTGCCGATGTCCAGACGACCCTCGCCGGTCATCAGGAACCGGCCCGAACCGGCGTCAATGGTCTGTTTCATCAGACCGCCTGCCATGACCGAGTTGCCGACAAACACGGGCGACCCAAGACGGTTGGTCGAGGCGATCGCAGTCCGCATGTCGATAATTTCGTTGCGATTTGGAATGTCGGCGGCAAATTCAACCGCGCCGATGCCTGCCGTATTGGCAATGCCCCGTGGAACACCGGCAGCACCAGAACCATAGAAACCGGCGAGGTCAATGGCTTGGGCCATGGCTTCTACGATCTGGTTACGGACATACTGTTCAATCGCGATGGTCGATTGAATCAACATGCGACGAGTAAGATCAGTGTAAACAGCGACATCCTTGATCGTCAGTTCAACCTTGCGGAACGAAGCCACCGACTCTGCAGCGTCAGCATCTTCTGCGGCAAGCCATGCGGCAGCAATATTGGTGTCACCGGCGGGGATTTCCACGTTGCCATCGAGGCCGGGAAGCGTGGTGATGCCAAGTTGACCGAGAACCATCCGGTTGCGCAAATTGTCGATAAACCGCGCCGCAAGATGAGACGAATTCTGCACATTCGGGTTGCCCGTCGTGGCCATCGGCGCGCGAACGCGAAGGTCTGCCGAGCGATAGCCGTCAAACTCGAAATCGTTCCA